AGAAAGAAGTTTCCAAGCGCATGTCGTCAACTCACAATTGGCATAGTCATGTGCTAAGCAAATGTGACCGTATCAAACATAGTTTGCAAGCCTCTTTGCCATGATGTCATTGCGGTAACGGACCGTTGAATTACACACCAATAAAAATGAAACAAAAAATTTGGTCGCTCCGTTATCAATTTCAAATCATTTTGATCGACTTACGCACGGCAAAAACTCTACAAACGACATTTGTTTCGGAAAATGGACGATTTGACTAAAAAAAGCAGTCGCATGAGTTTGTTGGAGGCGCCGCATGATAATAACGAGGAACAGTGCGAACCTTTGCTCCGCGAAAATCCGAACAGATTCGTTATCTTTCCGATTGAGTATCCGGATATTTGGGCCGAGTACAAAAAGCATATGGCCTCATTCTGGACAGCGGAAGAAATCGATTTGGAGGAAGACAAAAAGCAGTGGAAGGAAAAATTGACGGACAACGAGCGCCACTTCATTTCGCATGTGCTTGCATTTTTTGCAGCCTCCGATGGCATTGTCAACGAAAATTTGGTCAACAGATTTATGAATGAGGTGCAAGTTGCAGAAGCGCGCTGTTTTTACGGTTTTCAAATAGCAATGGAAAACATTCATTCGGAGACATATTCTCTGCTGATCGACACTTTGATTACGGACAATCAGGAGAAAAACCTGCTATTGAATGCTATCGAAACGGTACCATGTGTGCAAAAAAAAGCAGAATGGGCGTTGAAATGGATTGAAGGAGATGACAAGTTCGGTGAGCGCTTGGTGGCATTTGCTGCAGTGGAAGGCATCTTTTTTTCAGGATCGTTCTGTGCTATCTTTTGGCTGAAGAAACGAGGTCTAATGCCAGGGTTGTGCTTTTCGAACGAATTGATTTCGCGAGACGAGGGCCTGCATTGTGACTTTGCATGTTTGCTTTTCAACAAGCTGCAAAACAAACCGTCGAGCGAAACTGTGAAGCAAATTATTTGCGAAGCAGTAGAATGTGAAAAACAATTCACAACCGATTCGTTGCCGGTGTCTCTCATAGGCATGAATGCCACTTTGATGCAACAATATATCGAGTTTGTCGCCGACCGTTTGTTGAACGAATTGATTGGTGAACGAGTGTATAATGCGAAAAATCCGTTCGACTGGATGGAGTTGATCAGTTTGGATGGCAAAACCAATTTTTTTGAAAAACGCGTTGGAGAGTACCAGAAAGCTGGCCTCATGAGCGAAAACAGAGAACAAAATCACGAATTTACGATGGACGCCGATTTTTAGACCGCCGACTGCACGACTTCATGATTGCCTCTCAAACGCCAGTTGACAATCGGATAGATTTGCATCAAAATGAAGCATTTTATGGACTTTCTGTGGTCTAGTCTACTTATTCACTTAACGAGTGCAGATCGATGCTCAGGCACTGTGTCATCAGCGAAAGGATCGGCTACGGCGGAATCGACGACTGCATGCTGCTCAATTAGCCACCATCGCTCTTTGCAGTACCATTGGCACGCCTAAACGCAGGAGATCGTTCGATGAATACCAAGGTAGAGTAGCAATCGTTCAATCAGCGGTTGTAACAAGCGTTCATTGTTCATTTTTTCACCTTTTTTTTTCCGTTTTTATGACAGCGACCGTTTGTTGGCAATAGTGACCAGCGATGCGTATATAAAGCTTTTGCAAAATAGCACAAATAAGACTGATGCAAAAATCAAAAAGTGCAAAAAAGAATAGCCAAGTGAACGCAATCACAGTTTTTGCCAGAATTCAAAAAATCGCACCACAAGGACAAAAAAGATGACTGAAGGGTTCCGACTTTGTTTGGAGGCAAGTTTTTTGACGCCAACTCCATTCAAAAAGGATCGCACAGACACGGATAAACAAGACGCTGTTATTCGCAACGTCAGTTCACGAGTTGAATGGCTGACAAAAAGTGAGACTGCTGTCCAATACGAACGTGCTTCCGCTGCTGAATACGAAAGAGATGCTTTTGCATGGGTTTCTAGAAGTCAGTTTGCGCAAACGCACAAAAAACTGGAAAAAGTGTATCAACGTCGCTATAAGAATAAGAAGATCTGGCTTGATGGGCGTGTTGCTGCTTTCACATCAGACAGTGATCCTATTTTTGCACAAAAACTACTTGTACCGGCAAACTCGCGGATTGTTCTTGTGGGGGATTTGCACTCATCGATGTCAAGTCTGCTGAACATTCTGGGAAGTTTGCAAAGCAAGTGTCTATTTGCCGAAAAAGAGTCTTTCAAACTCATATCTTCTTGCTATATGATTTTCCTTGGCGACATTGTCGACCGTGGGCCTTACGGCATCGAAATTATGACGCTGCTTGCTCAGCTACAAATCGCCAATCCAGATCGCGTTTTTGTGGTCAATGGAAATCACGAAGATTGTGAAATGTTTAGACAATACGGTTATGCACGCGAAATCGTCAAGCAGTTCGAGACACAAAACTTTATGCAATATGCTGCCTTTTTGCATTACTTGCCGTCTGTGATACTGCTGCAAATGGGCGAGAAAATGTATCAGCTGTGTCACGGAGCACTGCCGACACCGACTATTCCAAACGACGGTAAAATTTTGCTCAGGCTGCGTGACATGCCAGTCGGATCAGAAATTCCATACAAATTCGCCTTGCTGCGCACAGTGAAAAACGTTTGCGCTGGCAAATTTGTCGCAGACAATTTGAAGTGGGGTGATTTTGACGGCACTGTGGTCGGTTACAAAGCTAACAAATACCGAGTCACTTCGGAAGATTCTGATACGTTTGTGTTTGGCCGAGATTTTGTGCGCAGATATTTGCAAGATATGAAAGTAGATGCGATCATCAGCGGACATCAAGACCGCAGCAATTTGACACTGCTGTTGCCGATTGACAAAAACAAATCTGTGGACAATCGGTTCGAATTGGATCCAGTGTACGGAAAAATGGATCTCTATCGCCCTGCGAATTATGACACTTTGGTGAACCAAATATGCTTGTATGAGCCAGGGAGAGACTTTCTGGCAGCGAACACTTCTTCTTGCATTAGTGCCAAAGGAAGCCGTAAGTCATTGAAATACGATTGTTATTTGCAGTTGTACAGCGTTGCTTTGTGTGCGGATCTTAATTGTGTAACCGATGGCATAAAATCGGTCGCTCGCCGCATTTCGATAAGAACAAGCAGAAAAAGTGCACGACAGTTATGTCTGGGTATCAATAGAAAGAAAAATTGCGACGCTGCAGACGAGAATTGAATGAAACGATAAAAAAGTAAAGTAACTTCATTCATAAAAAATTCGTTATTTGGATTTGATGGTCGATGACGCTGCATGTGTGCAGGTTGATGTCAGCTTGGAGCACAAAGTCAATTTTTTCCTCGACCAAGTAGACATGGCTGAATTGCCCACAAAACGGGTATTGGAGTATTACAAAACAGCCAACCTGAAGCTTGCCAGAACGCTGGAAAACTACGAATTGCGATACTACCAGAGCCAAATTGCTCAGCAAGTTTTGTCGCAGCGTTGGTTGCAAGTTCAGGAGCAAAATTTGACCGTTAACAAACGCAGAGAACTGCTTTGCGAAGCAGTGCAGTACAAAGAGATGCTTTTGCAATACAATCAGGATCTTATCGTTCTCTTTCCGACACAAATCGAACAAGTCGAACTATTGTTACGTCAGTGCGAAGAAAAATTGTACCACTACCGCAAGTGCATGCTTATTTTCGAAGAATGCAAACCTTGTTTTTCTGAGACGGCGAAAAACGAATTGCAACACAGATTTAAAAGCACATACGAAAAAACACAATTTAACATTGATGAATTGTATCGATGCTCACTCTATCTGAAAAACGTTGAAAATAGCATGAACAAGACTGTCGAAAGCACTTATCATTTGCTTGGAAACACTATGGACTTGGCAGACACACTTTACGAAAAAGCAACGAATACAAATCAAGAAGAGTGAAATTGGCAATCGCTTGTGAACAACAAGAGTCGGTTGACAACAAACTGTGTGTTTTAACAATTCATTTTCGGCAATTCGATGCAGTGATTTTGCTCTGTGTCTGTTGTTCGTCTTTTGTTTCCTGGCAATGTAATGAAGTTGAGTGATCATTGTGCGAGCATCTTTTTTTCCGTGGCATTATCACCTTTTCAAGATGAAGTGAACGTATTGATTGGCAAACTACGCGCCAGTGCGCTGAACGACACAGCGACAAAAAAGACCACTGCTAAAATCTATTTGAACAGAATTGACCAAAATGAGCAAAGTCGTGGCATTGTCTTTGCGCTTCCGTCATCGTCTCGGCATCACCGTCGAATGAAACATCGACATCGCTGTGCAGAAGCGTGGCCTCGATTTGAATGTTCTCCTTTTCTGTGCGACCAGTCCACGCCAGGTTGCGCTCCATGGTGTCGGCCGCGTCGCCGCGCTCGTAGCCAAAGTCCTCTTCTTCGTCGTACTGTGTCGCCATGTACGACCGAAAGTAGCGACAAGCCAACTGTTTATTGCTGAAGCAGCGCGCCACCAGCAACTCTTGTTCGTAAAATATCAACAGCAGCCAACACGTGTTCATATTTGGTTTGCTGCTGACATGTTAAAAAAAAAAACGGCTTGCCACAGTTGACCGATTTTTTTGTGACATCATGCTAGATCAGCAAATAGAAGGCGACTTTGGCGCTGTGTCTTAAATGTATTGCTGATACGCGCTTTGTTTGTTTGTTTGCGATAAACAGTCCACTAGTCAGTCACATGTTTTTTGCCGTGTATCGAAGGAGCCATTTCATAAGTATGATGTCATCGCGAGCAACGACGAAAACAGCCATTATGTATGCCACGATTAAGAGACCATGGGGTTCACGAAATACACTTTTGTAGAAAAGTTGATCCAAAAACCATGTTGCGTGCCATGTCCAATTGATGGAACACCCAAAGAAATATAGCACCAACGCAAAGCGCGCCAAATGTTGCAACCACCACTGAGCGTTATTCATACATCGGAAAGCTAAAAATAAATTGACAGGCCATGTCAAGGAAGACCAGGCGCCATACAAGGCTATCATCATAGTTATATTTGCATCGGACAGTTTGGTCAAAAAGAGACACACGCACAAAATGCAGGCTATCCAATGATGCGCTACAGTTGTTTTCGGTAATTTTGGCACAAGAAGAAGCGCCATCAAGTCAGTTGATATGTACACGGCGGAGGCAGATTTGACCCACTTTGCTCGCTTGCCAGCATTATCGTCAATAAAAGACTGGTGTCGGAAGACATGCCACATTTCTTGGTAGAAAAACGGTTGCAAACTTATCAATGCGAGGCATACGGTTTTGCTGATATTGGCAACGACATACCATTGCTTATGCTCAGGCAGATTTCGATACGAACTAGATGCAATGTGGCCAACTTTGCGATATAGAGGCCACGTGCAAAATATGACGGCACAACTAAGTAGCAATTGGTGCATGCCATGTGACATTTCCTCCAGCGAAATCCACGGCGGACATTGCTCTGACGCAGCGCCAAGTAAGTTTTGCCACCAAGCAAGCATTTTGTTTGATTTTGATATATCAAGCTTTGTATTATAAAGATTTTATTCCTTTTCTTTTCAAATTTGCAGTGTACATTTTGTTTCTTTGTGCTGAAATCTTTAAAAGCAACCGTTTGGGCAAAGCTGACACATCAGCCTGCGCCAAAATGTTTGGCTTTTCTTTGAGAAGCGAATGTGCCGTAGGTCTCAACTCCTTGCGAACTTGCAAACACTTTTCCAAGAGTTTGTTGATCTCTGGGCAGTCGTAACTATGTAAAACGAATAAATGCGTCGCGCACTGACTGTCCGCGATCAAATATCTTAGGCGGGTAAATACTTCCTCTATCGTTGTGCAAAAGTGCCAAGGCGTTTTTCCGTACGCTAATTCACATGCTGTTGCGCCAAAAGACCAGATGTCAGAACTGCATTCTATGGTTCCATTTGGTTTCACTACGACTTCTGGTGCTATATAATCGGATGTTCCGCAGATGACATGTTTTTTGTTGTCGTCTTGCCACTTGCAAAAACCAAAATCACAAATTTTCAATTTTCCGCTCTTGTCGATCAGAAAATTGTCAGGTTTAACGTCACAATGGATAAGGCCATGTGAATGAATAAAGTTTATGCACTGCAGAATTGTGTGCAAAATACCACTGAACAATTGACCGTCAACATGCATACCGCCATCAGGAAAGTGTTTGTCAAGAAATTCGTAGAGCGACCCGTGGTGACAAAACTCCATCGCCAGCAACAAATGATCAGCGGCAGGTTCCAGATAGCAGATCAGTCGGACAATATATTCTTGCTGTTGATCTGAATAGGATAAATATTTGTGCGTATGAAGTTCGCTGTAGCGTTTGTGTGATGCTAATTTTGAAACATCTGCACGCTTGATAGCCACAATTTTTTTCGTCCAATCATCGAATCCATAATATACGCTTGCCTGGTACGACTTTGAAATCGAGGTGCGAGGTAACAATTGGAAACGGTTGTGAAACGCCGCAACTGTTTTCGTAGATTCCATCTTTGCACGCCTGCACTTTGCAGTCAACGCACTTTGCTATCCTGTGCTCAGGGCGCAAAAATATTGACGCTTGTCTGACAACAAAAAATTAAATGGTTGGTGGAAGGATAAAATTTTTTGCATTTTTTTTGCGACGCAACGATCTCTCACAATGACAAGCGAAGCGCAAAAAAGAAAACAGACCCCGTGCGAGTCAAACTTGCAGCAGGCATATGAACAGGCTATACAAAGCAACGATGTCGAAAAATTTTCCGAATTGTTTAAATACAAAGAAGTGCTGAGCAGCAGCAAAACAGCACTGTCTTTTGCCATTGAGTCTTCCAACGACTTGTTTTTGAACAAAATAATGTGCTCTATGAAACCGGCAGATTTGCGAACCTATTTGCAGTCTGATCTCAAAGACACACAAGAGACAGCGACTCCGGCAACCAAACGTCGCAAAATATGTGCAAAAGAAGCAACAAAAGAAGCAAAAAAATTGTCACCCGGAGCGAGCCGCCTAATCAATGCAATGGTGAAAGACTGGCCGTTTCAATTGGCTCGTGTAGTATGGACAAAGGATTACCAAAATGCTCAGTCATCAACACGACCTTTGGACAAAAAGACGTTGGAAAAGAGATGGACCAAACTTTTTCAAATCAGTGGGCAATTTTTTGCTGGCATGGACGGCAAAGAAAGTGATCAACTGGATTTGATACAGGAATTGGTTTTCAAACGTCTCGAAGAAAAGGCGCTCGACAGCGCGAAGCTGAACCATGGCACGGAAAAGTTTCAGGCAAAACTGCGCAATTGTAGGCAAACCGCAAAAATGGTTTTGTCCAGAATTTTATATATCGATAGCATGCGTTTGGTGTTGGCAGAGCCCAACAAGAAAAGCTGCAAACTGAATTTTCGACAGTTGCTGAAAAATTACGCTGTGGCCATACCCGCCGCATCTTTTTTCAAAGGAAATCCGGAAGCGTTCGCCAATTCGCTGCGACACCATTTGAACGCAAAAGTGTTGTCTCATCAGAATGTACAAGTAACGTGCATTCAGTATCGAGGTTTGTAGACCGCCAAAACAATTTCACGTGCAATGTCTTTACGTAATAAAACTCAATGTCGGCGATGAGTGCTGAAAAAGAACAGCCCAGCACGTACCAGATTTTGACATCACAAATCAAAGATCCAATACCATGGCTCAGATATCCTCCCACTCCAACGCCGAAACGATGGCTGGAGATTTTTGCACAATCCTTTTTGTGGGCTTTGACTTTTTTCGTCATTCGGCGAGCGTTCATCCCCTTCGATCAAGAAAGCGAAATAATAACGGCTGGTAATGCGGCGCTGTTGGGTTTTGCAGCCACTTTTTTGCGTCTTCTTGCATTTGACATGATTTGGAAAAACTATCTTGGAAATTTGTACGACGACAATTTGCAGCTTGTGGAGGAAGAGGCCTGAAACTGCATGGGACACAATGAAATGAATTTTTTTTGCATCATCGCTTCCTGTCAACAAAGCAGATACCACTCAACGCAACAAGCAATTATGACTTTGGTTCAAGAATGCGGCAGCAATCTGTACAAAAACTATTACAAAACGATCGTTTTTCGATCCTCTGGCCTGGCAGATCGCGAAGGTCAGAGAGTCTACATAGATAGAAGTGTCAACTTGAGTACTCTGAAAAACAAGGAAAACAAACTGGCAGACGTGCCTGAACCGAACAGCACTGGTCTGGTATTGAATATTGCAGTGGTCGACCCGTACACTCTGAAGAAAATTGAACAGTGTGATTATTGTCGGGACAGTATTGGCAATGAAGGCGTGCTCAAAAAGACACCCGTTGAATTTAAAGGCTCGCTGTTTGACATCAAAAAAACGGCAAAATCCAAAGCTATTTTGGTTCAGGAAAACGAAATTCAAGTGCAATTGCGCATGATGTGTCAATCGATGGAAAAAACTCATCAGCAGCCCGACAAATTTCATTTCTATTGTGAGGTTTGCGACACGAACGGAAAAGTACTATATCGTGCCGTTTTCAGTAGCCGGGTCGTTTCTTACGCTTTCAAATACAAGCAAGACAGAGACAAACCTTGTAAAATTGCACTGACGTCAGTTGAAGAATGAAATACTCATCGAGAGTCTTGACTGTTTGCCAAACAAGCGTCTGTCTGTCTGCCGCTGTCGCTGAACGCTATCTGGAAAGTAGTTTTTTCGTTGATTATGTCGAGCCACTTCCCGTGTTCGAAACGTTGAACAGCAAAAAAATGAACCGGGCCATTCACATTTTCGCAAATAAAAAATTTTGGGGGAAAAAGCAAACGACTACTAATCCAACCATGTCTTTGTATGACGAAAACACGATCTATGTGGCGTTGAGATCGCTGAGCAGCAAAAACAATGGCCCGGGCGTCGACAATCTCCTTTTGCACATCGGCCTGTCCCTTTACCCAGAAACGCTAAGAAATCTCGAGTCTCGTTTGATTAACGACATCATATCGGTACGGGAACAATCAGACGCTCTGGAAGAGACAGATAAACCAAATTTGTCTTCTATGCGCAACCTTTTGTTTCGCATTCGCGCTTCTATTCGTTCGACACAATAAACACGCAGCACCTGTGGTCTGCGCTGAATATACGCTCGAAAAAAAAACCACTTCGACACTGTAAAAATTTTGGTTTATATACACCCACCGTTCAGCGTTGTCTCCGATATACGAATAGTTTTCCAGCGTCTTGCCATTTCGTCAAAAAGTATTGGACGCAATGTGATTGTCGGCAGTATTTGCGAATCATTTTCAGTTCAAAATCTGCTCCCATAGCTTGTTCACGAGTAAAACCGTGACTCTTGAACTTTTCGGACAGTCCTATGGACCGTTGCTCTTGCCCAAGCTGCTTAGAACGTTCTATTTCAAAAAAAAGCTTTTGTGCCAATTTCAATTGCCTATTGACAATTGGGTACGTGGATACCCGCGCATAACCGGCGTTATAATGCTCCATAACGCCGATGACAGACATTGATCGGTGTATTACGTATAAAGGTTCATCACAAGGCAAACCATTGACACTGTCACTGGGACCAAAGTGCAAAATGCGTTGCAAAAAAGACGGCGCCTTTTGCGACAGCGGCAGGCGCGCGATCGGCCATCCAGAAGACTCAAAATGGTCGTAAAGTCTTCCCTCCACAAAAGGCAAAAAACCGCAATGCAGTGGCAACAGACCTTGGCCAATGCAACTATCATTGCCATAGGCGATTGCACACAAGTCAAGATGCACCTGGCGCCTGATCTTACGATTGTCATTTGAGACAAGAGTCAATAAAATCCACACCGCATCGCGCTTCACACATTTCTCCGAATGAATCTTGTTTACAGCACTGTGTTCACAGGTGGTCACACACCGTGTAGCGCCGACAACAGTTCCTTTGACCAGCTGCACTCTTTCGATAAGAAAGATGCCGCACAAGTCATACGAGGCAGAAACTGCCTGATCTTTACCAACTTGCAGAAAGCGCTGCAACAAAGTTGCAAAAGCCACGTTCAAATATGCATCAGCATCAGGGTCCGCTGCTATCAGACGATATGTATCCCTGATTTCTGGTCGCAACAATTGCGCCGGCAGAGAACCGCAGTCAGATTGGCGAATCACAGAGTCGACTTTGTTACTGTCGGTTGCAAGTTTTTTTTCTCTGCTGTTTTGCAACTTGGCAGCTAGCGATTCGAGAAGAGTGCTTTCACATTTTCCACATGCTTCCAGCTGACTCAAAATGATGTTTCGATGCTGCAGTAAAATATTTTCCTTCTGGGTAGTACGACCATCACGAGACATGAGTTTGTCCAGCCATTGGCGCATCATGTCTTGTTTCCAGCCATATCGGTTACCAATTCTGATAACTTTTTCTTGTTGCAGACGCGCGATTTCCACGGCTGTATGCCAAAAAACCAACAGCCAGTCTGTCAAAGGAATGTAATTGCAAGATTCGTGGAATTGTCGGTCAGACATTGTTTGAGCGGGTGGGTCTGATTTTTTCGGCAAAAAAAAAACAAAAGGGTTTGTCGTGCATACACGGCTGTGCAATATAGACAGCACTCAGGAACACACCGAATATGAAGAAGACAATTCTGCAACATTTTAGTCTGCAGTTTGAACCCCAGATCGACTCTGCCGAATTGAATTGCTCTGTCATGCGCAGAAAGTATCAAACAGATCCAACCCACTTGTTTAGAGTGCCGTCAAACGTACGATTGATTGTATTGAAAGCTTGTGGTGGAGGCTCTGCAGGCTGTCTGCCTGACACGGAGAATAAACTGTCTGGTTGCGGTGGCAATGCTGGCTTGACTGTGAAAAAAACAGTTGCAGTAGAGCCTGGTCAGGTTCTGGAAATTAGAATTGGACGTGGCGGACACTTTGTCAGCCAAACTAAACAACCGAGTCTCACATCGCTGCAAATCGCACAAGGCGTTTATAAATGCGTTGAACCGGAAGCAACTTTGATCGTCGATGCACAGCAACAAAATCTTCTTTTAACAGCTGCAGGGGGTGCAGGATTCAGCGGAGGACGTTGCATTGCAGAGTCGTTGCGCTCAGAAAGCGGTATGGCAGCACAACAAAACGCTGGTACCGGTTTCTGTAACGCAGACAACAAGTGGATTGGTTACGGTGGTGGAGGTGGTGGCGGTATGGGCGGCGGCTTGGGCGGGAGCGTGTACTCGAATGGCAAAACAACTCGCGCTAGCGATGCAGATAGTTTTACTGGCTCTGGTGGCGGTGGAAGTGCGCTGGTGTTAAAA